GCTCCGGCAACTGCTCCCGGTCAGGCGGCGGGTCGGATAGGGCAGACGAGAACACCTCCACGATAGGCGCGGCCAGGTTGCGGTAAGTGGCCCGGCTTAGCCGGATCTCGTATTGCTTGGTGATCTCATACGGATGGCGGGGAAGGTATTGTTTGGCCTTGTCCTTGCTCTCCATCTGCTTGCCGCCCTGGAACAGATCATCCCAAAGCTGATAGAGCGGGGCCTGGATCTCGTAGTCCGGGTGGGTTAGGTCTAGTCGTTGTTCGTTTGGCATAGGTTGGGTCTCCTGTTACCCCATCCGCACCAGGGACGGGATTGGTTTGATCTCGCGTTTGCGGATTGGGAACTCCTGACATATCAAGTAGCCCAAAGCAGTTGTGATATGTTGTGGGTATGTCTCTTCCTCCAGGTACTGTGATCCCTGCTTGAGCTTCACTGTCTGCAAGCCCTTGATAAGTGTCTTGCACCGGGGATGGATCTTCACCCGGACATCACCGCTTGCGTTTTTGAGCAGGGCATTGACAGCATTGTGACGGTCACGGATAGGCGGGTGAGCCTTGGCTACTTTCTGCTTCTTAAATCCCTGTTCCTTGAGAATCATGTAGTCGGTCATTTTGGACCTGGTATCCCTGGCCTGTCCCGCCGGATCACCGTAAATAATCACATTATCTTTGCCGTACCGTTCCTTGAACTCGTCAATCACGGTATGCGTATCGGCTGTTTCAATCACGATCTCGTCAAAGATATGAAGCTCTGTCCGCTTGTTGCCTTCGTGGTCTTCGCCTTTTTTGATCTGGCACAGGCAGGAGGACATGGGCTTGCCATCAGCAATATTGAAGTCGTGTGACCACAAGATAGGCAAGTTCTGGTCCTGTTCAACCTCATCCGAGACGTGGGTCTTCTTGTCAAAGTTGTAGTAAATCTCCAGCCCGGTTCTGGTTATACATTCACCTTCCCAAACATGGTTATAGAGGTGAATGTCCATTGTCTTGAGGTCGTGCTGTCGTTCTTCCTCCAGCACATCAGGGAACCAGGGATTGTCGCGCCAGTTCATAGCTACAACACGGGCATTGTCCGGCGGATTATCCACAAGTCTGACCTGCACCGGGCTCTCTGGATCTTCCGGGTTCCACGTAGCCCAAATCTCACTGCCTTCCTCGCGGATTGTGGGAATCAATACCCGCCATGAATCCTCAGACACAGCCTCTGCCTCTTCAATCCAGCAGATATTGACCCCGGAAGTGGACTTGATTTCTTTGTAGTTGTGCCGCAGGCCCTTGAATAGAAATTCAGTCCCGTTTGTGCCTTGAACGTATGACGTGCCGTAATTGTAGAAGTCCTCCAGACCAAACTTATCAATCGCACTCACTAGCTCACGGTGAACCGAATCCCTGATCGTGGTCTGGATCTCACGAGCGCACAGGATACGCATAGGCCGTTCCATGCCCCGAAGCAGGCACATCAGGGCAAACCCCATGCTCTTTCCCGATCCACGTCCACCATGTGCGCCACGGTAACGGGATTGGCCGGAGAATACCCAGTGAAGCTTCTTGGGTAGCTGCACCTTAATCGTCGGAGTTTTCATCTTCCGGGTCCACAAACTCAACTAAGACTTTGGACTCAGACTTGATCGGCTTGCCGTCTTTGCCTGTAAGTTCTCGTTGCTGCTTCTCACTCCACCCCTCGAACCTCTGATAGCAGAGCTTAATAGCCTGCGGATCACCTTCAAGCGCACGCTGGAACAGTGCTCCATCAATCCTTGCAAGCTGACTTGCGTACTTCTTTCGTCGATTATCCAGGGCCTGTTGCTCTATGTCGTAGAGTTCATCAGGGGTGAATGTCCCATATATAGAATGGGATCGTTTGTAACCTAATACTTGCTTAGCATATTCCCGCCTGGACAGAAATTCATTATCCGGGTTACTTAAATATTCCAGCAGGTTGCTAGCGTGCCTTTCTTTACTTGTCCATGCTTTCTTAGTCATAACTTGCTACCATTGTTACTTATCCCTCCGCACACTCAACACCTCAGCATCATCACGGTACGGTGGCACGTCGGATGGGGCTTTGCTGTCAGTCCACCTAATATCCTGCCCTGGTGCATCATGGCGGATGCGGTGCTCGGGTTCTTCGTCGGTATAGGTGTGGTTGGCTGGCCGCTTGAGCGGGGTACGCCAGTCGTGGGCAAGGGGGGCATTCCTTTTATGTAAATGGTGTAATCCCTTTGGCCTATAATGCCCTTTGCTGCTGACACAATAACGTTCGCATACCCAAATATCTCCATCTTCCATCTGAATTGCGTATATTTCTTCAGCAAACGCTTCATCCCAGTCCACCAGATCAGCAAGGCTTGGCTGTTTGGCTTGCTGCTTTTCAAGCTCAGCAAGTTGTATTCTAAGTTTCTCTAGCCATTCACTATCTTTTTTACGTATTTGTTTTAATGATAGTGAGTCAGGTGCTGCTTGATCTCGATCAGGACAACAATTTGGGGGTTCATACACCGGGTTGCCCTCCAAGCTCTCCCCGGTCGTATCGTCAATGTCGGGGTCGTCGTCATCAAACATATCCCCGGCAATCCCCAGGTATCCCGCAGCGTCAACAAGGTTATCTTTCTTGTGCTGGAAGTTTTCACGGGCAATTTTGAACAGGGTCATCATGTAGGCAACGTCATCACCCTGTATAAACTCACTGAATATATAATCATTAACATCAATGTTCCCTCTTTCTTTCTGGATCTTATTTCTTAGATACACAGCCCAATACTCAGCTATCAATGCAAAGCTATCCTCTGGCGACCCATATTGATCTTGCCGTTCACCGTTTATAACCTCCAGGGCATCCCGGAGGACTTGACCTCTATCGCTCATTCTATACCTCCAGAAACTTTATCCATCTCCACAGACACATCATGTGCTGTTGGAGTTTTGAAATACTTCCGCACAGAACCCACTGATAAACCAAGAAACTTACTTAGGCTAACCATGTCCATTCCATTACTTGCCCAATACTCAATTCCAGACCTAACCACTAATTGACACGTTACATCGTCTTTGCCTATCCGCTCACCAGCCGCCCGGACAATTCTCCAGATCATCTCAGGAGACAAATGTCCCTTCTTATTTCGAGACACAAACAATGGGTCATTCCCACTTTTTTCTCGAAGGTGTGGCCTGATATGTCTTTGGATATCGTTAATTTTTACATATCTTTTTTTAGTACAGAGACTCCCTTCTGTCCTTTTCCCAGGTAGGTGAACAAACATGCCCAATTCACCATTGATAATATTCTTGACTTTTAGCTTGGCTATCTCCCAAGGGTTAGCGCATGCATAAAACATAAGCCATATAATTGCCTTATTTCTGGCAGACCCAGACATGGAGGCAAGGATACTTATCTCATCAAAGTTTAAAAAATATTCAGCCTTCCTCCTTGCTTTAGAAACTAATGATATATGATCTACTGGATTGAAGTTCATGTACCCTATCCTGCATGCATGCCTAAACATTGAGTCAAGGATATACTTGTAAGCTAAAATCGTAGACTTAGAGCTATTAGAGTATTGGTTTAGATAACCAATAACATGGCCTGTCTCAGCCTCCTTGATACTAATACCATCAATGTACCGTTTAAAGCTTTCATACTTATTCATGTACTGCTGCTGGGTTTTTCTTGACTTTCCATCCAGCCATGATTCAACAAAATCACTATCCGTCTTTGCCTTAAATAAATCTTTGCTAAAGGCAATTATGTTATCACTCATCCTCAACCTCCGTATCTCCGAACCACCAGGTGTAAATGAGTTCTATTGGGTCCATATTATCACCTCCAAAAGCCGACACGCCAAGATCAGAGCAAAGGTCGCTAAAGTGATAAAGGTTACTATAACTTCATAGTCATCGCTCATCCCCTGACCCTCCTATCTTCCCCCGCCCCGCACGGTCTGCGAGTTTTCGTAGGTTCGTTCTGGCAATTTCATCCAGGGAGATCCCTAAGTTGGCCGCCAACTGACTTACATACCAAAGCACATCTCCAAGTTCGGACACGATCGCCCATTCCCGGTCTGACGAAATGGAGCCATGCTCGTCCCGGATGGCTTTTTTAATCTTGTCGGCCACCTCTCCAGATTCAGAGCACAGGCCCATGACCAG